CTATCATATTGCGCTCTTTCTGCTGCAATACTATCATCATCCATACTAGTACCGTCTTTTGCTTTTTGTGCTTGTTTGGCTTGTTGCGTAGCCATCATAGCTTGTCTAGGTTTATTTGCATTTTTAAGTCCTGCAAGTGTCTTGGAACCAAAACTATCTATATTATCTATACCAGGTTCTCCTATGTCTCCTAAATCCATTCCTCTTTTAGCAGCTTGAGATGCAAGGTCTTCCCAAGGTAGATTATTGTCTACTGCTATTTGCTTCATTTTATCTAAAGTTAACCCGTCTATATTATTAAACAAGTTATCCCATAATCCATCAATATAATCTGTAGGTATGTTGTTTTGCCATGCAGGTGTTTGTAGATTTAGTCCTGTAATTTGACCGCTGTTTGCTGCATAACTTGCAAGTGCTTGATTATTTTGTACATTTCTCTGTTGTACTTGTTTTGCTTTAGCTTGTGCTGCATCATTTGCTCTATCCTGCGCGTCTTCATTTAAATCATCCAATGATGTCATAATATTAAAAGGATTAAGATCAGCGGCTAATCCTTGCATATCTACTGGCATTGGTCTGTTGTTAGCAGCTTGTTGGCTTTGTTTGACAGCATTTTGAAAGTCAATATTATTATTGTATGCGTCTGATTGCCAACTAGGTGTTTGTAATGGCGGCAATCCACTTATGGTTACATTGGTGTTTAGAGAACCACGACCTTGGTAAGGCATCCCATCTATAGAAGTAGTTAAGAAGTCTGGTGCATGGTAACCTCCATGAGGATACCGCATTCTTCCTCCTCCACCGTAAGGTATCATACCTCCACCTGGATATAACATTGGACCTCCCATTCCCATTTGTGGCATCATTGGTTGAGGCTGTTGCATCATAGATGGGTCCACCATTGGTGCTTGCATAGGTGCCTGCATAGATGCTTGTGGTGCAGCTGCTTGTGGATTTAGTTCATCCATTTGTGCTTGCAACTTAGACATCTTAGCTTCTTTCCTTTCTTCTTGTTGGTTAGCAAGTGCATACAATTCTTGATTCATTGCTCTTTCAGCAGCAGCGTCACCTTCTCTGTCTTTGTATTTCTTTTCAATCTGTTTAGAAATATCTGCAAATGTTTTTCCTTTTTTACCTTTAGGCCCGTCTCTATCTGTAAATACAAATTTACCGCCTTCTATTAAATCCATAATAGTTTCACCCGCTTCTACTGAAGCAGTTGGTCCTACAGGTACTCCCCCCATTGGATTTTGTTCATGTTTTCCTCCGTTTTCAATAGACATTAGACCACCACTAGCCATACTTTTTATTCTTTTTTCTTGCTTTAACATTTCAGCAGTAGGTTCTTTTCCAGAACCTTTGTTTGCTCTAATGTTATCCCATAATCCTCTTTGAGAATAAGAACCATCAGCTCTTTTTATCATACCACCACCTTTCATTTGCTCATGTCCGTAACCTTGTTGTTTAAGTCTAAGGTGTGTTTCATAGTCATTAGCCATAACAGTTTCACCATCTTTGTACATAGGGTGCGGCTTAAATCCTCCTTGTGCCATTGGCAACATTCCACCATAAGCTCTGGGTACGCCCCATGCTGTACTAGCAGTTGGCATAGTAAAAGCTGCACCAGTGTTAAAGGTTTGTTGTATATTCCCCATATCACCTAAATCTGTTGTTCCTGCTTGTTGTGGAGAAGTCATAATATTCTGTCCTGGATTACCAAGGTTAGTTGCCGTGTCTGTAACTGCAGTAGGAGTTTGTGCTATTCCAGCTCCAGGCCCTTCTGACATACTAGCATTCATACCTTCAGTTCCTGTAGGTTTTCCAGCTGCTCCATATGCAGCTCCTCCTATAGTTCCCGCAAGGTTTGAAAGTGTTTTTATACCTGCTTGATTTGCACCACGTTGGCTACGTCCTAGTTCAGTACCATGTGCAATTCCTTCACCTAATCCTGCAGCAAAGTCATCTATACCTGCACCTATAGTTGCTCCACCAGTTGCAACAGCTGTACCAACAGCTCCTGCTGCTTGTCCCCAACCCATTAATGCTCTTTCTTCGTCACTAATGTTTTTATCTAGCATTCCATGTAAAGTGTCTATACCTTGGTTAACTGCTGTACCTATTGGTCCAGGTAATATAGAACCAAAAACACCTTTACCAGCTCCTGCAAGAGTTGCACCAGCTTTACTAACTATTGTACCTCCGCTGTCCATTTGCCGTCTTTGTGCATTCATCAAAGCAACGTATGTGTTAAAATCCATGTTTTGCATATCTGTGTTTTTTATAGTTCCACCTTGTGCTAAATAAAGATTATCATATAAAGGTGCTATGTTGTAAACTTCAAATTTTGACATATCAGGCGCTTCATTAAAAGTGTAAATTTTACCTGTAGTCTTATCTCTGTAAGGAGAATAGCCTGCTTCCATATCACCTTCAATAGCCATTCTAAATGTAGGGTGATTTTCTTTTTTTAATATTTCTCCTGTTTGAGGGTTTCTACTAAAAGCGTGGTAGTAACCATCAGATTCTTTAGGTTGCGAGTAATCAAATTCTGAGGGCTTACCTAAAGCTTCCCAGTAACCTTTTAAGTTATAAGTTGAAGTATCTGTATCTCTTAAATTAAGCGGTAATGTCTTTACAAAACTGTTGTAGGCATTATCATCAGAAGACATAGCTCCACCATTACCATAAGCTTTTTTCTTAGGTTTTTTCATTCTTTTCTTTTTCTTCTTTAGGTTCAGATGAACCAAAGAAATAATTAATAACTGAAACTAATCCAGAGCCTACAATAACTCCTAATACCATATCTACAATTCTTTGATTGCCAACTGGTATTTCTACAAAAAACAGCAAAAGCACTACTAGAGCGCTAAATAAAAATACTGCCATTGCTAATAAATGGATAAAATTTTTGAAGGGGCTTTCCATAATAAAAAACTTAACATACTAATTTAACTAGCTGAGTTTTAACTATCAAGCTTTCAATAAACTTTCTTTCAAATTAACATACCTAATCTCTTGAAGGAGTATATGATATCATAACGTCATGTAATACCAGACGTTTGTTGTTATTGTTATTGTATGATAGCTTCATAAAAACAGCGTAATCTCTCATCCTTGCTCTTTGGTTAGAACTGTCTGAGTCTCTGCCTATTGTGTGTCTCCAATGTCTTAATCTTCTTTTTATATTTGAGTTTACAATAAGCGGTATAACACCAGTAGTTTGGTAATCATTCCAAATTTCTAATGTGCTTATAGTTTCAGAAGGCTGTTGTACATCATCAAGAGATACCTCTGAATTGTATTCTATGTTTGTAAATATCTTTGGAATATCTGCAGCAGGTGCAACAACTAATGTAATAAATGATGGATATATGATTCCATAGAATTCTCCGTATCTGCCTTCATTATGTACAAATCCTCTGTCTTGGTTAACAGGATCTGTAGACAATACTCTTCTACCTGTGTTTAAATACATATTAGGTACAAAGTCATGGAAGGATTCAAATGATCCCATCATCTCATTATAACTTACAGTAAAGTTATTTACACCTTCTTTAGGAGAAAGGAACGTAAACAGTGCTCTGTTGTTTCTATAATCAAATACACTGTGCACACCTATTGGTGAGTTATTTCTTAAAGTAAGATCTGTCTCAACAATTTCACCATCAACATTATTAGCAAAAAATGCTGACAATCCTTTTACATCACTAACAGGCTCTTGCCCATTAGGACTCATTTTGTACAACTTTCTAAGCGTTGTATCATAATGGTATAAAGAACTATTAGAAGCTACTACACTATATTGATGAACTGTACCTGTTGTAGTAGAAGCATATCTAAAATCTGAAAGTACGTCTCCTGTTCCTAGAGTAAGTTCAACACCGCTACTGTCTGTTATAACAGATCTCTCATTTATAGCCGCTATTCCTAATGCTCTGTTTTGATAGAAGTAAACTTTGTCTTGGAAGTTTATTATTTTATTTATAGGTCCATAAGTACCTTCAACGTCTAAGATATTAGCGTCTTTAAATCTTCTCCAAGCATCTACAGGTTCTCCATCTATTTTTACTTCTGATGCCCATAGCCTGTGAGGGAATACTTCAGAAAAAGATTTTGCAAAATCCTTTGCAAAGAATTTATTTTCTGAATTATTCTGTTGTCTATAAATTCTGTCGTGGTTATATATTTCAATAGCGTAGTCTCCAAGATTATCTCCATCTCTGTCTTTTGCAAAATATGTTCCCCAACTTAAGTTTGTGTTTACATAGGACTCTATAGGCATTACTGCTGCAACACCCATCTTTCTAGGTTTACTGTCTAGCTGTGTGTATATACCATCAGGACCTGCATTTTGTTCAGGTATGTCATAATACTGTTGTATGTATTCTCTACTCCATAAAGCTACATAAGTATCTCCTCCAAATACTCTAGGAGTAAAAGGAGCTGTATTGTTTGTAAAATCAGTAATTGGTTGGAAATGTCCAGTAGATATGTACTGCTGTTTACTTCTAGCTTCATATGTATTTCCACCATACTGCAAACTTAAAGGTCTTGTCCAAGCTACTTCTTTATATCTAAAATCTGTATCTAAGATTCTATTATTTTGCATTTGGATTTCAGCTGTACCGTTTATAACATTAGAGTTCCAGTTCATTACAGAAGCAGGCATAAATCCTGTACCAGTAGCATTATCTAATACCATAAAATAGATATTGTTACCTACACCTATAGGAGGTCCAGGTACCCCAATAGCGTCTTCAGAAGTCATTGTATAAGTAACGTTTACAAAGTCACCAGGACCATAGCTACTAGGTAACACGCTGTTTCCTTCTCTTACCCATTCTCCGTCTTCTAAATATTTGGTTTTATCTATTTTAAAAACTTCATAGTTATATGGAGCTGTAATAGTATCAGGCAATTCAAATGTTTTTACATACCATGCCCAAGACTGTGCTCTGTATTTTTCAACATCATCTTGGTACATTACTGCTCTACTTACATAATAACCGTTAACTTTTATATAGTCCCCTTCTTTAAACTCAAACTCATTTGTGTCTTTATATATTGTAAGTGGTGATAAAAATATAGTAGCATTTCTAGTACTTGGATATGTTCCATGCACTGCTGTCCAGCCGTTATGTGAAGCTAAATTAAGTCCAGGTAAATCAGGTACATGGAATCTATTGTCTCTTCTACCGCTTTGCCCATTTATATTAAGCTTTTCAATACCTACTTCTATTTGCGTAAGAAAAGCACCGTCTGCTTCAGCAGCTGCTTCATATAAAGTGTTTTTATATTTATCATTTGAACTAGGTACATCATTGTCTCCTTGTTGTTTATTAGTTATTAATAAAAATCCAGTACCTAGTTTAGACATTTCTGATACAGGCCTTTCTGCTCTAACTATTCTAAAGCCTCCTATTTTATCTTTTATGTCATTTATATTAATACTAAATTGTATTCCTATGGTCTTAACATTCATAGGAACTTCAGGTAATGGTATGTCAGGATCAGGACCGTCTGTCATTGCACCTGTACCTACTACAAAATCAGTACTGTCTGCAGGTTCTGGAAATTTAATATCTCCAATCCATTTAACAAATGTAGTGTTACCTTTCTTTAAGTAAAACTCTATACCAAATCTGTATACTTCTCCTCTAGTGTATCCTGTATATAGTGTTTCTACATAAGGGTCTGCAAAGTTAGGGAACACATTTGTGTATGTAAGATTAATTGGATTACCGCTAGGATCAGTCATCCCAGTGTTTTCTGTTATATCTTCCCTATCTACTTCATAAAAAGGTGCAGCTCGTCTGTATATATAATCACCTGACCTGTTATCTACTTGTAAATCTTTTGTTATAAATGTATAAGAAACATTTTTACCTTCTCCACCAAGAGTAACGCCATCTGCTTTAAATCTATAAGGTCTACTATCATTGTACCAAGATCCAAGAGGATCTACTATTTCTTTGTTAAATGGATTAATAGCATCTGCATCAACAGCTACACTGTCCCAGTCAGGGTTAGCTCCATCTATAGTGTATTCAGAAATTGCAGTAGAACTATCTAGCCTTGCAATCCTAGAAGGGTTAAATCTATAAGCTCTTGCATCCCATTCTTCTGTAGTTATTTCTGCAGATGTAGTAGACACATTACCTACTACTAATCTGTTAGACTTTGCAGTAATTGTTTTACACTTTTCAAACCCTGAAGTAACTACAGAAAACTCTGTTTGAGTTAAAATTATTCTGTCTTCTTCTCCAGTTAGAGTTACAGATATACTAGTTGTTGTAATAGACTCTTCTCCAAATTTAAATATAGTAGGAGCGTCTTTTACTGTGTACAACACAGCAATGTGTTCTATGATAGTATAATTTGAGTCTATGCCATTTACTTCAAAAGTAACAGACTTTGTTTCTGCAGTATTAGCTTCACTTCCAACTATATCAACATAGTTACCTTCTGATGCAGTGTCAGATGCTGTTAGTGGAACTAAATGGCTTGTAGGTGATACAACTGTTTGTGCTCCTTGATCAGATATTAATCTGTATGCATACTGCACTTTTGAACCTACAGGTAAACTACCTACTCCTATATTTGTTAGTACAGGTTGACAAAAAGTTACATTAGGATTAATATCTATTGCATCTGGCTTTGTTGTATTTAAGTTTACATTGTCTAGTATGTTTATTGATCTAAGTTGGTTATTGTTATCTGTCCAATATACTCTTATTATAGAATCATTTTCATACCTTCCTTCTGCTTCTATCCTGTTATTGATAGAAAAGTTAAGCCTGTTATTATATATTAAATGATCTTCAACATTTAAAGACGGTCCTCCTGATGGAGATATAATAGTGTTTGTTGCTTCATCATATTGGAATGCCCATACTTGTCCTACTCCTCCAGCTACTGTAGTAGTAAACAATACTACATAATTAGATACAGAACACCAGCCTATAACTCTAAGATCTGTCTGTACAGGAATAGTATCAGTTGTAGTATCTGGATATGTATAAGTTTGTTCTGGAGTATCAGGTACTCTAAAAGAAAGACTGTTACCTTTTTCATTTTCAATAGATCCTGTAGATAATCCAGCACTAGTAACTACTCTAATGTTTAACGCATCATAGTAATTAGCAGGATCATATTTAGATCTACTGTTATCTTGGTTTAATCCCTTTATATATGTATTCTTTGACTTAGGCATTTAATTTACTTTTTACTTAAATAATCAAAATAGTCATCTCTGTCTACTTCATTACCTGAAGCTGAGTTATCTCTACTTCTAATATTTCGCTGTTCCTGCATACCTAATGAAGAGAAGAAGTCTTCTTCCTGGTTAATCTTAGGAATAAGTCTCAAGAAGTTGTTTTTGATATTCTTCATTTCATCTACAGAAGGCATAACTCCTCTTGTTTGTGCTGCCCCAAGATACCACAATTGATCTTGTAATGTTTTTTCATACACTCCTTGAGGTAGTTTTCCAGACCTCCAAAGCTTATAATCAATCTTTTCTCTGATATAATATTCAACAGCTTTAACAAACTTAACATCATCTGGTATAGTAGGCCATCCATTATCATCTGTAGGAAGACCTTTATATGCTACTTCTACTGTACCTTTATCAAAGTTTGTAAATACGCAGTCATCACTTAGAGTATAAGTGACAGTGTGTTCACATTTTGTATCAGGAGAAGAAGAACAATGTCTATGAAAGTTATTTGTAGCATAAGACATTGGAGAGTATCCATTTTCAGTCTTATATCTAAACTGCATTACTAAGTGTAGGTCACACGGTAAATCTCCTCTACCGTTAGTTATCTCTATACAAGAAGTCTTTTCAGATAAGCTTTGGGGAGAACCAATAAGTTCAATAGCCTCACCTGCCCATTCTAGAGCATCATGTAGGTCTACCCCCTCTACTAAGCCTGTATCTCTAAAGACTTTTTCTAGGATAAATTGGATACTTTTTACTTTACCGTTAAACATGACTTATAAATTAATGTTCTTAATTGCTTGTGCTACAGTTTCAGGCTCTTTAGCTTCCTTCTCTGACTTATCAGGTATTGGATCACTTTTAGATATCCAATGCTTTTTCTCTACTTTGTATTCTTCTCCTTCCATAGAAGAAGTAGTGATACAAACTATATAGCCGTTCTCTGCTGTTATTACCTTTAACTCTTTAGTAACACCGTCTTTGGTGATACTTTTAGTTCTTACTTTATCTTCGTCTACACCGTACATAATCTTTTTATTTTAAATAATAGTTAGTATTAACGTTAGGGTCTTTGAGCGCTTTGCTCAAGTCTCTGTTCATAGTTCTTGTAGCCTTAAATTTATATGCTGACTTGTATTTAAATGTAGCTTCTTTTAAGCTTAGGTACCAAGAAGGAACATAACCATTTGTATGCTCATTTAAATGTCTTACAAGCTTCTTTTCTTTTTTAGATTCAGCATCTTCTTGCCACAGCTCTTTAGTTGCTTTCCAATCTATTGGCATTGTATTGATTAGCTTACCTTCTTTATTGTATTTAAGAACAGGTTTCTTTTTCTTTATACAAAGTACTCCCATTCTTATAGGGAGTTTAAATTCAAAGTTGTCAAATATTATCTCATCTGTAATTTTAGAATGGATAAAGTCTATTATCTGACCATAGGTCCCTCTACTTACACAAAATTTAGAGTTCTTATGTACAACTGTTTTGTTGTTTACTTTTTCTTTAAAGGTACTATAGCAATAATAGTTATAAAACTCCTGCATTCCAATGTCTACCTTAATTTTCTCTTTCTGTTTTCCTCTAGTTTCCACCTTGTCTTTCGTTTGATGCAGCATCATTAGTATTATCTTCTGGTAACTGTAGTCCTGATATTAGCTGTTTTACAACTTGCTCATGTATAAACGGAATCATCCAGTTACTTATAGGGTATTCACTATCAGGGTTAAAGCATGCGGTACCGTCTGTATTACAGAACTTTGATACTGCTTCAGGATCTTCAAATATCCCCATTATGTTTACTCTTCTTAATAGCTTAGCCTGTGCACTATTTACTTTAAAGTACATTCTTTTGTTATAAATAAAAGCAAAAATAGAGTCTTTGTTGTACTTACCATTACCTGAAAAGGCAACTTGCTGGTAAGGTACAAAAGAAAAGAAGTAATCTAACTTGTCAATAGGTCCTACTTTAGTTATAGCTTCTCTATGATGTAACTCTACAGTCTTTGGTATATCACATTTAGTTCTAAGTACTAAACATCCTGAAGGTAATGTTGGGCATTCTGAACTATCTGCAGCTTCTAGTTCTACACAACCTAGTGATTGTACAGTAAAAGGATCAATA